GATACCGTTGTGTGCCGCACAAGGGCCGAAAAGGGACCGATAAGCCCCATCCCGTTTGATGCAGTCCTCGTCAGGGAACCGCACCTCCCCTTCTTGCCAGTATTCTTTTCCCCTACCTGTGGAGCGCCATGAACCGTCGTAGACAAAGTATTTCTTTACTTCCGCTTCGTTAGTACATTCCGCTCCCACCCTGAAGAGGGGCCTGGTCTCTGGCCTCGGGAGACTGGCCCTTTGTGAAAATGCGCCGCGAATCCGTCCTTCGGGAGTGCTGAAAACATCCTGACGTAACGGAAGACGAGGCAGTTTATGGCGTAACAAATGGTGTTAGCATAAACATCGTAATCGCTTATCCAATTGGAAAAGTTGGGATCGTCGCGTACTACGAAGTTGACTCTTGAAACTGTGCTTTTCATCGCAGAGGAGTCGCCAGCAATATATTCGCAGAGAATGGAGTCTCTGTGTTTCATCACGAGCGTAAACATGGGCATGTTTACATCAACGAGTCGTGCACTTTTATACAACGATCGGATGAGGCTCAGATGTGCCGGGGAGGCCGCTTCTTTCAGCGGTTTGAGGTCAGTGACGTGTCCATCCTGCCACACCCATTTAAAGTGTGTAGTTTTGAGAGTTTGGGCACGCACGGAGGAGGAGAGTTCTTGGTTGACTTCGTACTCAGTGGCCTGCGAGGCGAGCAGTGGGTTGAGTTCTTTGCACCAGTCACCAAATCTCTTCCAACGTGATTTGTGCTCCGAGGTGTCATAATGGGAGAAAATCCATCTCTTCTGTAGCCGTGGTGGCTCAGGAGGTGCAGATCTCTCCTCTCTGGCCCACGGGTAGAGGTACCCGTTAGGGGATCGATTTGGTAGGTCGGATCCGGAGGGCGCATACTCGACGGGGGAGGAGGCTCGGAGGGGGGCGGGTGTCGAAGCGGGTGCTGGGGGCTCGACGACCGCTGGTTTTTCGTCGGCTTCAGCCTCAAAGTGATTGATGCAAAATGCGTGTAGGCATCCAGTCACTGAAGGCAAGCCGTCCCACCTGATCTTGAGACAGGGATGGTCCGGTAGTGGTCGGTCATGATCCAGCCCGCTCTCTAAAAACGAGGTACTCTCATCGTCGGAGTAATCGCTGTCGTCAGAGATAGGGTCGTGGTAATAACTGATGTTCGTCTCCATGAAGGGGTCTTCTTCTTCACAATCGACTTTGAGATCGTCCAGTACGGGAATGGGTGCCGGATCGATTTTTACGTCGGGAGGGGGGGCTGCCGGAGCAGTGTCTCTAAGAGAGAGTGGGGGTGGTGTAGGCGCAGAAGGGGGGACACTAGTTGTCACCACCGTGGTATGCTTCAAATCCATTGAGACGTCTCCAGTAGAACTGGGTAATACAAGGTCACGCGAACGTGAAACGACTCTAAAGAGTGGAACAACCGGGGTGGCTGCGGGGGCTGACAAACAGTCTTGACTGTCCTCTTCCTTCTGATGCGCTGCAACAAGGGCGCGATATTTTCTATTCACAGTGTAGTCTCTTCGGGCTTCACTAGCAGTGTGAAAGTGTTGGTAGTTATCAACGCAAGCTCGATCACAATCACCAGCCTGATGAAAGTGTCGACACAATTTGTACTTAGTAGGTTTAGGAGGGTACACGTGGCCTTCTTCGGATTTTCTTTCCATTTTACGGCGTTGGTACCCCTCCACGTTAGACTTGTACTCGTGTCGATGAGTTCCACATTTGCACTCTTTGAGGAACTTGCATGAGATAACTGTGTCAACCTCTTCAGTCAGGTCGGCAAACAGGGTTTTGAAAATCGGAGGAGGGGGGCCTGGATTAGCGGCCTCCCCAACTCTCTTTCCAACGTAGCGATCTTTTCCACGGTTCGCTCTTCGTGCACGGGCTTTCTTAGTGCGTGCACGGCGGCTTTTAGAATATTTAACGTCTAAGTGATGACGAGAGGTGACGATAGTGGACGGTATCATGATTCCTGATGCGTCAACAGGTGAGCACAGCGTCTTATGGTCGACCAATGGTAGTTGTCGACAAGCGCTTTTCGATGCTGCGAAATGTGATTGAGATTTAGGGTTCATAATGAGTGAAAATGAAATCGGATTTGTAAAATCGGATTTGTAAAGGAG